GGAAGACCAGAACTGATCCCCATGACATCTGACGGGTTTGCGGCCAGATAGTCGATGTATTCGTCCAGATCCTTGGAGATATGCGCCAGGCTTTCCGACTGGTTGCCCAGGCTCCCAACGAAATTGAAAACCGCTTCTTCACCGATCCCCAAGATTTCGCCCAGCGTCTCGTCCCCGGAAATGCTGGCCAATTTCTGGGCCGACTCCTTCATCACTTCCGAGAATTCGTTGGCCTTGTGCAGTTTCACCAAACGCGCAGCCAACCTGCGCAAATTGGATGGCTCAACCGGAGTAACAGCCAAGGCCCGCAGGTATTTCTGCTCTTCCTGGGACTTGAAGGTGTCCGCAAACCCCAGGGTGCCAGCCGCCGACACAATGGAGGGGATGTCTGCCTTGGAGTTCGGTTCGGCAAGAACCTTCTCCAGGCAACGGTAATAGACGGCGTTGGTGCCACAGCTGAAACAGTCTGCCGACAACACATCGGAGACATCCACCCATGCCTCGTGCCCACCCTTGAGAAGAGCCGCCAAAACGGCCCTCTCTGCTGCCGGATCTTGATTCATGATCTCCCCCTCTTCAGACAACCAGGACAAACCACCCCGGAATCGATCTCGCGCCGCAACGCCGCCTGCACGGCTGCCACCTGATGCGTCCTGTTGCACTTTGGACAGACCACATCAACCATCCTCTGGTTTTGCGAAGGAGGTCTGCGGGCTGCCGGGCGCATCTTCCGGTTCAGCTTCTTGTCGGTGGCAATATGCCCCTTCTCAAGAGACAGGTCATCCTTGAACTGGTTGGTCGATACAAACTTGGCAGGTTCTGGTGCCTTTTTGCTTTTGGGCGCTTTCTTCGGTTTTGCAGCGACCTCGGGAGGGGTAGTCTCCTTGCCAGCCATCTGGCTGGCCACCTCGGCAACGGTCGCCCAGTCCTCCGACGCCATCGCCAGAGCCATCTTTTTCAGCAAATCCTTGTCACTCATTGTTGTCTCCTCTTGGTCGCAGCCAAAGACGCAAACATATCAGCCACCTTTTCCAGACGCAGGGAAAGGTAATCAATCCTCTCCAGACGACAGGAGAGGGAAACCTCCTGCCTTTTCGTGTTGCTGGCGAAATCATCCTCCTGGATTGCCAACGCCCTCCTTTCGTCGGGCGAGTTGTATCGATAATTTGCGGTCTTGCTGGCAATACACTTCAGGATCGCCTCGTTGCAATACCGGATTTTCGCCCGCAGCTTGTTGCAGGCTTTGGCGACATGGAAAGCCAGACTCGTCAACATGACGGCGGCCTCATTGCACTCCTCTGCGGACATGGCGTTCAGCTCGTGCTGCGACATGTTGATGTAGCGCATTGCGCCCTTGTCTTCCGCTGGGAGGATCATCTTCTCGTAACTGTCCAGCATTTCATCGACCGACTGGGACGATGACTTTACTGCCTCAGCCTCTTCTCCCACTGTTCGTCCTCCTCGTTGTAGGGCAACTCAATCACCTGGATGCCGTTCAGATGGCACCAGTCCAACTTCTTCTGGTCTCTGGCTTTTGATTCCAGAAAACCCATGATCGTCCCATGAAAATGGGCGACAAAACGATAGTGCTGCTCCCCGTGCGCCTCGACCACCAGATTGCGCAGGGGCAGATAAAAGTCCACCCGCAAGCCGTTCGACCCCGGCAATCCGACCTCCTCCATGATCCTGTCGACGGGATAAATCCTGCGCAGGATCGTCCGGACGCGGCCGTGCAAACCGGAACGGAGAGGGGCCAGCTCGGCCCCCGAATGAGATCTGCCGGTGAAGGACCAAGTGTAGGTCCTGCCGTCTAAGCCCTTGACTTTCATGACGGGTGGAGCATGGCGTTGATTTCGGACTCAAGCGCCGCAATCCAGGAGGGGTTGTCCTGAAGCAGTTTGTACAGCTTCTCTCCACCCTGGGTCTTGACCCTCTTGATGGCATCATCATTCCACTTGTCGACGCCCATCAGGTCGAGGTGCCGTTCCATGTAGTCCAGGCTCATCCACGCCCCGGCTTTGCCGATCAAGCCGAGTTGCGCACCCAGATTGATCGCCTCATAGACATGGTCGATACCGATGCCATAGCGGATATAGCTGTCCACTTCCATCTGGGGCGGGCCGAGGGCGCACGACTCAATCAGCCAGTGAACCTGCTGGCCGATCTGCTTTTCGTTGCCGCCAGAACCGACCTTCCAGGCCCGATCGAACTTGACCCGCATCTGGACATCGGCCTGGTATTGCAGGGTGCGACTTCCTTTTTCGACAAAACCGCCATACATCCCCTGGGACTGTGTCAGGTGAAGGATCGCCCAGACAAAACAGTTGCGAACGGGCACAACATTGGAAGCTTGACGGCAGAACCCGGCAAAAATCTTGTTGCCAGCACCGCGGTTCTCATAGCCGACCCCCTCGTCCATTTCCTTCTCGTCGCACAAAGCGGAGACCGAGTCGATGATGACCAGACAGCCGGGATCGGTGTTGATCGCCTTCATGGCCAAGGTCAAATAATCCTTGGCGGTCAGAATCCGCTCGGGCGTTGACCGGAAGATGGTGAATTTGTCGAGGTTGAGTCCCGCCGTCCCCTTGAGGTTCATCTCCTTGAGGCGCCCCTCAATATTCAGGTAGTAGACATGCCGATTGCCGTATTCTGGTTTCTGGCATTGGGCGGCAAAGGACAACGCCGTGGAGGTGTTGTGGGTGACAATGAAGTTGTCGGTCAAATACAGGCCGTCCTCACGGAAGACCTTGATACAGACAGACTGTTCATCCCGCACATAATCCACCGCCACAATCCTGCGGGTCATGACCGTCTTGACTCGCTTTTGGCAGCGGGCCTTCTTGCGGGGGAGACGGAAGATGGACGACATGTCCGACATACGAATGTGGCAGCGATAAAACCGGAAAAGCTTGCCATTGAAGATGCGACGGCAAGCCCTGACAGAACAGAGGCCACCCAAAGACTGCACCAACCATTTCACTTGATCGGCCAGCCGCTGTGACACGGTGGTGAACTCTGCGCTCCCAGCCTTGCCAACGGTGCCATCGGTATCCATCAGCCCCTGCAAGACAGCCTGGCGAACCTCGACCGAGTTGTACAAAAAGCAGTCGGGAACATGTTTGGTGTGCGAATTCCTGCCAATCAACCCCAGACGCTTCAGGGCGGTCTTCAGTTGCTTGGCACCAGTCAGCCAATAACTGTAGTTGTTTGACTTGGAGGCCGAGATATCGCACTCGCCATGATCGGCGACAGCAACAGCCAGTTCCTTGTCGGCGGCGTAAAAACTCAGCTGTTTTTCGGTCATGGAGCCGTTGCCAAGCATCAGACCAACAACATACGGATGGACAGGAACCGGCCTGGGACGGAAAAATACCGGCGCAGTCAGTCGAACATGCCACTTGGGCCGCTGTCCCCACCGATTATTTTTTTCCTTGTAGTAGAGATCGTTCTTGATGTCTTTCAACGCAACGACTTCGGGGGACTTACGCGCCTTGGCCGAAACCTCCCAAAGATGATCCATGCCGCATTCAGCCGTGTCGCCGTTGTCGAAGGTGACGCGGTAAACCGGCTTGACTCCCTGAGGAAAAACGCCAACCACAGCACAGACCGAGCCGTCGGGGTGGCAAACGGCATCGCCCACAGCCAAGTCGCCGATCTTGCGCGGGCCGTTGGGGGTGTAAACAGTAGCGGAAATTGGCTGTTCCTTGCCGGTCTTGGGCTGGCCTGAACAGGTGATCCAGGAACCCTCGGGAATGCCTCCGTGCAGGCCGACATTCAGGGCCGGGCCAACCGGCACCACCATCTTCTTGTGGCCTTCTTCCTCCAGCATGTCTCTGGCAGAAACAGCCACGCCTTCCCCGTACTGCTTGACCAGTTCTTTTTGCAGTTGTGTGTCATGACTTTCCTGCTTGCTCTTACTCACGCTCAAAATCCTCCAATTTGCTGCGCAAAGAACGACGGGGAATGAAATCCGGCCTAGGTGTTTGGTCGTTGACGATTGGATCGGGCGGGGGCGGTGGCGGCGCAGCAGCCAGACTGGCTATTTCCGCATCGTATTTTTCCTGCTCCCTAGCCAAGACATCCTTGAAGAAGGGTGCCCCAAACGAAAAAACCTTTTTTCCCTCGGGTGACCGGATCGCCCTTGAGATAACGGAGGGATGGTGTTTTTCCAAAAGCTTGAGCGCCAATCGCAACTGAAGAAGAAAAATCTTCTTCCAGCGCGGCAATTCCCAGAACTTCGCTGGCAGAGAAGTCTTTTCCTTGGCAGCCTGGCGTTCGCACATCACTTCGGCCAGGATTTGTTGCGGAGCAACCCATCCACCGCCATAGCGACTTTCGTACCGACTGTGTTCAGTAGCTTTCTTTGCCATTCCCTAACCCCTCAGGTGAGAGAATAGGGGTGAGACTAGGATGTTATCAAGGACTTACCCACAGTTTCTTGATCGTGACGATTTCGACGATCAGAATTTACAACCAAAAGCTCGGGCACTACCACGGTAAAGGTTTGTACAGTTTGCCCATCTTCTTCAAGATGCCCAAGCACGAATAAGTTGTACTGTTGGATTTGCGCCGACAGCGAAGCGCCCACTCCGGGTCGAAAGAAATAACCTTTGGCATCCCTCGGGCTGACTTCCAGCCTGGAAGAACGGAAACGGACACAGACCGCACGGATTTTCTCAGGCAACCTGGCGAGATTAGCCCAGTCCTCATTCGTCCCGTCCACCACCGCAAAGTTCCCATCGGCCATTTCGACCAACAGGAAAGCCCGGTCCATGGGGGCATCGGAGAGAGCCTGGGCCAGCGTCCCGTATCTCACTAGGCTTCGCCCCGGTAGAGATCCTTGGCGTAGCGGGTCATGAACTTATTGCCAGCCCGCACAGCCTTGCCGTGGTCGTCTCCCTCAATGGCAGCCGCCTCCGTCATCACGGTCACGCCTTGGGAGGGGCGACCGAACTTGCCGGGCGACTTAGCCTTGGCTTTCTTGTAGGCGTCAGCGATTTGTTCAGGCTGGCAACCCAAATCCTCGGCGATCTCGGCAAGATTCTTCAGGCCCGCCAGAGACTCCAGATAGTAATGCTCAGCCTTGGTTAGAACCTTTGGTTCCACTTTCTTCTTGGCCATGATCAACTCCTCTGAGCCATGCGCAACATGGCTTGATTTCCGCTTTTCAAAAACTCGACATATTGGTCGAACGATGTCCTGCTGACCTCTCGCCAACAGAAACGCATTTTTCCGGTGTGGCTGTCAAAACGCACAAGGTCATCGTGGTGATGGTTGAGCGGGTTGTAGAACAGGCCAGAATCGATTCCGCGGGTGCAGACACGCACCTCGCATTTCTCAAGGCCGGTTTTCTCATGCACAGTAATACGCGCAACACAGCCATGATTTTCAGGATCGATCAGGTTGGCTTTCTTGTCGTAGGAAGTCACCTCAACAGGATTGACTTTCTTCTCCAGGAATTTCTTGGCTTCGTCGATGATGCGACGGGTCATGCTTTGTCTCCGGGCGCCGTGTAGAACAGCACATTCTGCCCGTCAGCTTCCAGATGAGTCACCTGCGTGACGAGAACAGTATCTTCCGCATCGGTCTCGCTGGGCTTCTGTGCGCCAGAATAACGAAAGAGACCCTTCACCTCTTTCTGGAAAGAAGTGTCCCCGCAGTAGCAGCATTTGGCCTTGACCTGCCATTCAAACGGCTGGTCGGGCTGCACGGCCCAAACATCCACCAGAGGCTTGTTGCAACTTGAACATTCCAGAATGACATGCCCGCCATCCTGGAAGCCGAACTTGGTGGGTGGTTGGGTGTTCACGATGTTGCGCAACATTTCATCAACTCCTCGATTGCCTCGTTCAGACGACGCTCACAAGTCCATCTGTCAACACCCTTGAGATGAAGGGTGAGCCTCTTCTTCTCGACGGGATTCCCGGAGGCCGATCCGTCCGGTAGCCTCTCGTGAACCTCTGAAAAAAGATAGATGACAGCGACATGCGGATTGGTCGGGTCGTTCGGAGTGGTCATTAGCCCTTGCCCTCCTCGATGTATTTTTTGACATTCTTGATTTTCTTGAGATCAAGCGGTTTGTCGCTGTCCCTCCACCAGGGCTTTTTCCCAGCCTCCTTGCTAAGCATCTGCTGGGCCTTCTTGTTGCTGGCTTCGGTCTCAGCCGCAATCTCGTCAACCTTGGTTTTGCCGGCCGATTTGGCATTCCGCTCACCCAGCTGACCGATGGTGGTCGGGTCTTGTTGGCAAAAGGCGGCGATGCCACACCCGATCAGTCGTTCTAGGGTCTTCTTCTTGCAGTCTGGGCAGGTGCGCTTGACCTTGTCGGTGAACGACTGGTAGACCTCAAATTCATGCCCGCAGCTGTTGCAGCGGTAATCGTAGGTCGGCATCAGTAGTCCTCTTCCTCGTCGTCGAAGTCGACATCCGCATTAGTGACATCAAGACACCAGCGTGACTCGGTCAGATTGACAGCCTGGCGAGGGAGGTTTTCCCGCAACAGATTGCCATTCAGGTCGGCATACGCCAAGACCAGAGTGTCATCGCTGGCAAAAGATATCACAGTCATCGGCGGCGAACCGCTGTTCAGGCAGACGACATCTCCAACCTCAAACCCCTCGCTCCGCGCCATCGTCTTCCCCTCGTGTGCGCCAGAAAGTGTGGAATTCATCCGGATCAGTTCCGTCTGTGTTGGCAAGCTCTTCCACCGCAGGAGGAGCCTGGGTGGTGGCCGGAGCTTCAGTCGTGGGGATGGCTGGGGCTGGTGTCGAGCCAAGCTCAGCTGTTGCCAGGACAACCTTGCCCTTGATCCCAGGCAGACTGTCTGTCGAGAGAATCCGGTAAACCAGACTGGACATGCCATCCTTGGATCGGTCGTAGTTGGTGCCGACCCGCTTGCCAGCCTTGAACTGCTCCATGACATCAAATGTCAATGGTGGGAAATTTGCCTCGCGACGGGACATGAAAATGCCCTTGCGGATGCATCGCTCAAACATGTCGGCGGTGTGGACATTCGTGCCGGGATAGCAGTTGGAGTAACCGTTGACCTCGCTGTAGATTTCCACGGGCATGATCTGCACGCCGCCCATCTCCACGAAGGCGTCTTCCAGGCGGTAGTCGGCATCCGACCCAGTGAGCGGCTCGGAAGAATGGAAGACGAAATAAGCGGCGTCCGTCACCTGAACCCCGACATTGCACAACCAACCAGCGTTCAACGGCCCCTCGTCGGCCTGGCGCACCACCACAACCTCGTAGTTGAGATCGGGATTCTTTTTGGCGATCTGTTTGGTGAGCGCATCCAGAAAACCGTTGACATCGGCAGACTTGGAGGCGGGGACGATGAAGGCGATCTTGTGCATGGATTACTTCCTCTTTTTTGCCTTGTTCTGAATGGACTGCGAGGTGCGGATGGCCCATTCCACGCCAGAGGTGCCACCCCAACCCAACCAGGCGACAATGGCCGGTATGGTCCAGGGCTTGGTCTTCGCCTCGGGTTTATTGCGGGCTTTCTCGTAATTGCTGCGATGCCGGTTGAAAGAGGCCATCCTTTTCACCGTCGACGCAGAAAGCTTGGCGCCGTTTGCCAGATCGCGGGCGCGTGCCCAGCCCACAGGCGTCATTCCCTTGCATTCCTTGCCATACTTCTCTTTCCACTTCAAAACCTTGCGGGCATTGTTGCGGGCCGACTCAGGGGGGTCATATCCCTCCGAGGCCTTGCTCAACACATTCAGGACTTCGGTGGCCAGAATCGTGCAGGCCTCATTGACCTTGTTCTCGTTGACAAACTCAAGAGCTTGCTTCGGATTCAGCCCGGCCTGCTGGAGGATCGCCTCGACTTCTTCCAGGAAAATATTGAGGGGTGTGTTGCTATTCTTGCTCATGACGGTCCCTTAGGGGTGGGTTTGATCCTACCGATAGTAACCAGAAGGCCCGGCCGAATGACTCGACCGGGCCTCAAGAATTGTTTTTTGGTGGTTTTAGCTACCGCAAGTTCCACCCTTGCCACCAATTACACAGACATCATGCTCTAGGTACTCCACGCCCTGTTGCTTGGCGGCCTCGTCATAGTCCACGGAGACTAGGGGCTGGCCACCGCGGGCACCATCGGGGTAAACCGTGAAGCCACGCAAGCGAGGGGCATACTTGGACAGGGTTGCGGCGAAGTCCTCAATCTTGTCCTCGTTGTTCAGTTCCGACCCCCAGCTGGGCATGTTGATCGTCGACGAGATGGACTGGTCAACATAATCCTGGGTGTCAGCCTGGAACTTGAGGCGACGCTCGTAATCCCGGGCTAGGTCGATGGCCGACTCGATCTTGTGGGGGTCCACGCCGTATCGCTCGATCAGGTCCTTGGCGGCGCTGTCCACGACATATTGATAGTGCCACTGGGTACCGTTCTTGAGGTAGCGTCGTTTGTAAGCCACGGCAAAGACCGGTTCGATGCCGGTGGTCGTGCCAGCCAGAATACCGATGGAGCCGGTGGGGGCAATCGCCCGCTTGGCCACGGGTTCGCTGATGCCCAGCTTGGCCGAGAACGAACGGGAAACGGCATCAGACTCGTCCCGGTAGATCGCCAGCCACTTGTGGAGGTCATCGGTGACTTCGTAGCGACTGCCCCGCTGCACCAGCCACTCGTGCATACCCATCAGCCCCAGCCCAAGTCGGCGATTCTTCTCACGAATTGCGTAGACTTTGTCGTAGGGCAGATGCGCCACCATGGTGCCACAAATCAAGAACTTGGTGGCCAACTCGACAATCTGACGGAACTCTTCGGCAGTCTCAATACGAGACATGTTCAGAGAGCCGAGATTACACACATCAGAGTCGTCCTCTGAGGTCACTTCCGTGCAGGCATTGCGCAGGGTCTCGTTCTGCTTGTCGCCGAAGTTGAAAGACCATCCAGGCTCCCCGGTCTCCATGGCCTGACGGCAGTTGATCAAAAAGACTTCGTTCTTGTGGCGGTCGGGCAGGTTCAGCCAAGCGTCATCGTAGTTGGCCGAAATATTGGTCATGTCCAACGGGGCGGGATAGTTGAAATCGGCGACCTTGCAGTCCCACACCGTTTTGTCGGTTCCTGGCACCTTCATGGAGTGCCAATCCTTGGCGTACAGGAAGGTCTTGATGTCCGGGTGCTGCCAGTTGAGGCTGGCGTAAATCGCCGACCGCCGGGAGCCACCCTGCATGACCTCGCGACCGATCTCGTTGATCATGCGCATCTTGGATACGGGGCCAGAGGCTTCCCCACCCGTTCGCTTCAGAGGTGTGCCCTTGGGGCGGTAAATGGAATAGTCCACCCCAATGCCGCCACCAGTTGCCAAGCACGACTCTGCCTTCCAGGACAACATGGCCCAGTCTTCACGAGTATCCTCTTCTGCTCTCAAAAGATAGCAATTGTTAAATGCTTTGATAGGCCTGCCAGCATAATAGATATAGCGACCGCCGGGCAGGAATTTCATTTCGGCGATGGCTTGGGTCAGGGTTGCTTTTTCGTCGGCGGTCATCCATTCCCGACAGACATCTTCGACCAGCACTTTGGCCAACTTTTCCCAAGTTTCACAACCTTCGTGCCTATACTTATAGTTAAAGATATCTTCTGAAAACTTGTTACGAAAAACGCTTGCAGACATGACAAAAACCTCCAAGGAACCGATGCCGAACCGGCCCTGAGTAAAACGCTAGTAAATAACGGCAACAAAAAAGTACACCAAGACCCCATCTTGGGACCTGTCAAAGAATAGGCCGAAAACGACCTATTTTCTAACTGTTTTTTGAAAAGATTATCCTGGCGGGGATGTGCTGGTCACCCCGCCACCTCCACCACCCCCACCACATCCTGCATTGAGGCAGTCCTGCTCGGAAGCGTAAGTTCCAACCGTGTAGCTTCCTGTGGAAACACAGCCATAGATAAAGCTGTTCCCGGTAGTTGCGACTATCTCACAATTGTACCTGTAAGACAGCGCAGCTGTTGTTGAAGTTGTGCTAGTGCTTGTGGTTGTTGAGGTTGTGGTCGTAGTAGCCGGAGCAGCTGTTGTGGTCGTTGTCGCCGAACCAGTTGTGGTAGTCGTTGTGGTCGGCGCAGCCGTCGTAGTGGTCGTGGTTGTTGTGGTTGTTGTGGTGGTAGTAGTTCCACACCCCGAGTTTATACAATCATTATTACTGGTATAAGGTCCACCAACAATAGTATGTTCATATTGAGGGCTATCTAAGCTATCAAGATATCCACATCTATCTAAAATCATTGCGCCAGTAAATTTATCTCTTGAATAAAAACAATAACGACCAGCTACAAACGGGGGTGTTGTTGTGGTGGTGGTCGGCGCAGCCGTTGTAGTTGTGGTCGTTCCCAATGAAGCACATGCCACATTACATGCGCCCGATGAAACATACGGCCCCGTATAAGTTACCAAAGGATTGGCGGGTGGGCGCGTTGATATATAGCTGCACCCGGTAGTGCCTTGATAAGAATCATTGACACAATAATATCCAGCCACCCAAGGTGCTGGGGTAGTGGTGGGCGGGGAAGTCGTGTCAGGTACAGGATCGTCTCCAAAACATCCAGCACCATAAATAATCGACTGACGATTGTCGTCTAGATCATCATTTTGAATAACTAGCGTGCCAGTTATGGTGGTGATGTAACGAATCGAAGGAGAGGTTCCACCCATCGTGAAGGACAATTCCTGGGTAGCCGCTTTGGTCGAATCAAAGTGGTAATAATTTACGGAATTGCTGGAAACAGTCCCGATTCCAGAGCCACCAGACCAAACAGGCGAGAAAGCACCCGTCATCCTCATGGCGAATTTGGGATTTTTCAAATATTTCAAATTGAGATTGTAGGTGGCTGGCCCGGTTGGATTGGCTCCACCAAACTTCCATCTTTCCGGAAGATACCAGTCTGTCTCGTTGGCACTCATCTCGTAATGAACGCCGGGAGTCTGCAATTTTAGCGTGATATATTTGAAGACAATTGATGTGTTCGTGAATTTGAAAACAATGAATTCGCCTGCGTCGCAAGCCAATCGCTTTTGTGAAGAGTCATACAGGTTTGTGTAAGTGACAGATGGTGACCCAGAAGCATTCCAGTTGCGGAATATTTCTAGCTTAATTCCGCCAGAATTCTGTCCACCAGCCCACAGATAATAATTGGCAGAATATTTCGACCTAAATCGATAATAACGGGTTTCGCCAGCGTCAACAGTCGAAGTGAAGTAATTGACGCCACCAAGCTCTTCCAAATCCTGAAGTTCAGTATCAGCTTCGTAGGGCCATGCGTTAACGGGCGTGTAACCGCCTGACTGTGGATCGGTCGCACGAACAGTATGGCTTTCATTGGTTGATGTTAAGACTTCCACAGACCAACTTGGCACACGCAAGATTCTTGATCCATAACCCGTATCGGCAATCATGCCGAGCTTCCATTCTCCGTTGGGGCTGTCTCCAAATAGATCAGTCAATGTTGTGCCAAACGGGGCCGATGAATCTGGCCAATATGTGACATTTTGATTGCCGTTGGGATTGGGGCGGAAATTTCCTCCAGAACCGAAAGAAAACAACGAGTCTCCGCTGTCGTTAGTAAAGACATAAGTCTGTTCTGTGATGTTGCCGCTATTTGCCAGGGCGCCAGCCAGCAAGAGATCTTTGCCTGACGGTGCTTTCAACATCAACACGCTTGTGCCAACCGAAGAAAAAGATGACACATCGTGCAGAGTTACTTTCAAACCAGCTACGACGCCGGACATGCCAGAAAATTGGAGGCTCGTCCTGTAAACATCCCCGCCGGTTGCCTCACCAGGAGGGTTGGTAAATTGCATCTGGACTTCCGGAACATTGGAAGGCCACGCTGGTGGTGGGGGAAGTGTGTCCGGGTCCATGTTGATACGAATGAACATGTCCGGTTGTGCGCAATAAGTACAGACCGGATCATAGATGATGGCGTCTTCACCGATACCACTTTCATAGCCATGCAACGAGCAATCGTAGCTAAAAGGCGCCTTTTCTTCTAGTGTTACCGTTAAGACCACATCGCCGCCCCAGAACCCATCTGCCACATTGCCAGACGCAGGATTGGTGGCCGAAGGAACCAGTCGGTTGAACCCATCTGTGTCAAATAAACGAAAAGGATGAGTGCTGGTGTTTTGCAGACGGAATGTGTAGGTCAAATTGG